CCGACGCGAGAGATTCTGCGAAATTCTTAAGTTTTTGTATGGGAAACTCGAACTCGGGCCGAAAACCGAAACCGACCGCGCTCAAGATGCTGCTGGGCAACCCCGGTCAGCGCAAGCTCAACGTGAACGAGGTCAAACCCCCTCACGGGGAAGTCCTGAAGCCGGATAGTCTGAGCGAGCCGGCCAAAAAGCTCTGGGATTCGATGGCGCCGGTGTGTCTGGCGATGGGCACCCTGACGACGGGGGATGTGCGCCCGTTTGCGGCGATGTGTGAACTGCAAGCGACCCTGATTGAGGCCAGTTCGCAGAAGGATGCCGAGGGGTTTGCGATGTTCACGATCAGCCATGATTTTGACGGGGCGCCGAAGGTTGGGGTGCATGCGGCGATCAAGATTGAGCGGGAAACGGCCAATGCGCTTAGGCCGTATTACGAATACTTTGGGATGACACCGTCGAGCCGGGCACGGATTAGCGTGCCGAAACAGGACGAGCCGGTCTCGAAGTGGGCCGGGGCGCTGAAGTGAAAGAAACAGCAGCTGTGCGCGCGATTCGGCTGATTAACCAGCTGACTCATACGAAGGGGCCGTCTGCCGGCCAGTCGTTTGCCTTGCGGCCGTGGCAAGTCAAGATCCTCAAGCAGCTGTTCAAGACGCGCAAGGATGGGCTCCGGCAGTATCGGACCTGTCTCTTGATGCTGCCGCGGAAGAACGGGAAGTCTGAACTGTGCGCGGCACTGGCGATTTACTTCCTGCTCTTCGATGGCGAAATCGGGGCGGAAGTCTACTCGGCAGCGGCCGATAAGGACCAGGCGGCGCTGGTGTTCAATGTCGCGGCAGAGATGATTCGGAATGACCCGGAACTCTCGGCCAAATGCGAGATTATCGATTCCCAGAAACGGATCGTCTACCGGGCCACGGGGAGTTTCTACCGGGCCATCTCGGCAGAAGCCTACAGCAAGCACGGTTTCAATGCGTCAGTCGTGATTTACGACGAGCTGCACGCGGCCCAAACGCGTGAACTGTGGGATGTGCTGTCGACGAGTCAGGGGGCCCGGGCCCAGCCACTGATGATGGCGATTACGACGGCTGGTTATGACCGGCACTCCATTCTCTGGGAACTCTACGCGCATGCGCTGAAAGTGGCCGAGAACCCCAACTTGGATCCAACCTTCCTGCCGATTCTGTTCGAGGCGCCGAAAGACTCCGACTGGACGGACGAAAAGGTCTGGAAGGCCTGTAACCCGGCGCTCGGGGATTTCCGCAGTTTCGAAGAAATGCGGACCGCGTGCGCGCGCGCGAAAGAGATTCCGGCTCAGGAGAACACATTCCGCCGGTTGTATTTGAATCAATGGACGGAACAGGCGGCGCGCTGGATTCAGATGCCGGCTTGGGATGCCTGCCAGACGATGGCGGCCCGGTCGAGCCTGCGTGGTCGGCGCTGTTACGTCGGAATGGACCTCTCGAGCACGAAGGATTTAACGGCACTCGTGGCGGTGTTTCCCGATGAGGACGAATTCGACGTCCTGTGCCAGTTTTTTGTGCCGAAAGACAGCATGCGGGAACGGTCAACGCGGGACCGCGTGCCGTATGAGCAATGGGCGCGCGACGGGCTCCTTGAAGCGACGCCTGGCAACGTGGTGGATTACGAAGCGGTCCGGCGCACCTTGCAGACGTGGGCAAAAGACTTTCAGGTGCAGACGATTGCCTTCGACCCGTGGAATGCGACCGACCTCGTAACGCGCTTACAGGAGCAGGACGGGTTTACCTGCGTGGCGATGCGGCAAGGGTTCAATAGCCTGGCGGCGCCCACGAAGGCGCTCGAAAAGGCGATTCTCTCGCGCACGTTGCGGCATGATGGCCATCCGGTGTTGCGCTGGAATGTGAGCAATGTCTCAGTCGAATCCGATGCCACGGGCAATATCAAGATTTCGAAGAAGGTCAGCACGGAGCGGATCGACGGCGTGGCGGCGCTGATCATGGCGATCGACCAGTTGGAACGGAATAACGCGATTCCGCAGCCGACCTATCAACTGATTACGTTGTCGAGTCGATGACGATGTATCGAGGCCTCGGTATGATCAAGAAGTCTCCCGGCCGGAAACCGCTCGATCCGTCGTCGTCGGTGCCATCGGCCGACGTGCATCTGACCTTGCCCGCCAACGAATACGACCGCATCCATCGAGTGGCGAGCCAGCAAGGCAAGACCGTTCCGTGTGTGATTCGCGACCTATTGAGAAACCTAAAATAGCTCTTCCACGAAAACGCCGTAGTCTGTAGGCGTTGAATCGCGCCTATTCCCTACTCGAAATCAAATCGGTCGATGCGGAACTCCGCACGATCACGGGCATTGCCACGAGTCCGACGCCTGACCGCATGGGCGATATCGTCGAACCGCTCGGCGTGCAGTTCAAGAATCCGCTGCCGTTGTTGCTGTATCACGATTCGAAACAGCCGGTCGGCCAAGTCACCTTCAAGAAACCCACGGCCAAAGGCGTCGAATTCACGGCTCGCATTCCGATTATCAGCGAGCCGGCCAGCCTCAAGGACCGCGTCGATACGGCGTGGGCCAGCATCAAGGCTGGACTCCTTAAGGGTGTCTCGATTGGGTTTCGCGCGGTTGAATCGTCGTTCATCAAGGACGGCGGCACACGGTTCCTGAAAACTGAAGTCCTCGAGCTCTCACTCGTCGCGGTGCCGGCGAATGCCGATGCCACGATTGCGAATATCAAGTCTTACGACCAGCATGCCCCAGCCGCGTCAGGCACCGGGTCGAATGGTCATCGTCCATCTGCCGGCGTTACGGCATCCACCCGAGAACCGAAGATGACCAATAGCGAATCACTGACAGCGGCCCAGGACGATCTGCGCGTGAAAAGCGCGCGACTGCAGGAAATTGAACTTCAAGACGAGTCAGAGAATGGACTCGATGCCGACCTCGTGACCGAACGGGATACGCTAGCGAAAGAATTGCCGATTCTCAACGGCAAAGTCGCCAGATTAAAGACCATCGAAGCGTCGCAGGCCAACCTGGCCACCGGTATCGGCTTCGAGCCGGCCGCGAAGCAGATGGCACCGGCGATCCGCATCGCGCGCGAGGCCGAGAAGAAGGCCTATCCGGCCTGGATGCCCTTCGTGCGCGCCACGATGGCGAAAGCCGCCGCGGCAAAGATGTTTCAGGATCCGATTCAGCACGCCCAGAAGCGCTGGGGCCGTGAGATGCCGGAAGTGGTCGAATACCTCAAGGCGTCGCCTGGCACCACGGATCCGGCGTTCGGATCGCCCAGTTCGCCGCCGGCCGCGTGGGGCTCGCAGTTGGTGCCGCTCCAGACCGGTCAGGCGTTTGTCGATCAGTTGATGCCGGCCACCATCATCGGCCGGTTGAATCTGGTTCCGACACCGTTCCTGACGCGCATCGTCGAGCAAATCAGCGGTGCGACAATCGAATGGGTCGGCCAGGCCGCCGTCAAGCCTGTGGGCGAGATGGTGTTCACCGATTTCTCGATGCCCCGCTACAAGGTGGCCGGCATCGTGGTGATTTCCGATGAACTCGCGCGGTCCTCGCAGCCGGATGCCGAAGAACTGGTCCGTCGGAGTCTCACGAATCAAATCGTGAAATTCCTCGATACCCAGTTCATTGATGTCTCAGTCGGCGGCACGGCGACGAATCCGGCCAGCATCACGAATGGCGTCACGCCGATCACGGCGAGCGGCACCGACATCAATTCGATGCTGTTCGATTTCAACGCGGCGCTCGGCACCTTCGACGGCACCGATCTGGGCACATCTGGACTCGCCATCGTGACCACGCCGGCGCTCGCGCGCGGGATCAGCATGATGATCACGACGTTCGGCGCGCGGCAGTTCCCCGAGATGACGCCGACCGGTGGATCGATTCTCGGCTATCCGGTCATCGTGTCGAACAGCGTCCCGAGCGGCGATATCGTGTTCATTAAACAGGATGCGGTGCGGATTTCGAGCGACCGTCAGATTATGATCGACGTGTCGAATCAGGCGACGCTGGACATGAACGACGGCAACGGCACGACGTTCAATCTCTGGCAGCGCAACTGCATCGGCCTCCGCGCGGAAGAATACATCGCGTGGTTGAAGGATCGTGCCGAAGCGGTCATGCTCATCAGCTCGGCGGCCTATGCGCCGACGGGCGGATCGGTCTAGTCGGCTAGACGGGCGTCGGGCTTCCTATGAGAGTCCGGCGCCCTTTTTCGTATCCCTATGGATATTCCGCTGGAAGCGTTGACGACGTTCTCGTATGACGGCAAAGTGGTGGTGCGTGGCCAGGAATTTGTCGCGCGTTCCCACGGCGATGCCAAAGTCCTGACCCTACTTCGGAAAGCCAAATTCGCCAGCCATTCTTCGCTGTCATCAGTCGAGACGGCCGACGACAAACCCAAGCGCAAATACAAACGCCGCGATCTGACCGCTGAGTCCGAATGAACATCGGGCCGTTCACGATTGCGCGCACGAAGGATCTGGACCTGCACGAAAAGCAGGTGGGCTCGCTGCGGAGTGTGCTCAGCGGCATCGGCTCGTTTCGCGGGATGTGGCCGTGGGTGCAGGAAACGAGCCCCGGCGGCTGGCAGCGCAATGAAGTCTTCCAGATCGATACGGTCCTCAGAAATCCGACGCTCTACGCCTGCGTGACGCTTATCTCGGACGACATCTCAAAACTGCGGCCGATGATTGTCCAGCAGGATAGCGACCGAGTCTGGACCGAAGTCGACAGTCCGGCGTTTTCGCCCGTGCTCGAGACACCGAACAGTTTTCAGACCTGGCCGGATTACGCGAACTGGTATCTGTGCTCGAAGCTCTTGGCCGGAAACGTCTACGTCCTCAAGGAACGCGACGATCGCGGCGTCGTTCGGGCGCTGTATGTGCTGAATCCGTTCCTCGTCGTGCCGCTGGTCGCGCCGGACGGGTCCGTGTTCTATCAACTGACGCCGGACTCGGACAATCTGAATCAGGTGCCGGATCCGATTATCGTGCCGGCGCGCGAAATCATTCACGACCGGGTCTGCCCGCTGTTCCATCCGCTCGTCGGCGTGTCACCGATTTATGCCGCCGGATTCCCAGCGATTCTCGGCCTGAATCTGCGCGATGCCCAAGACCGGTTTGTCAGCAATGGGTCTCGGCCGGGCGGGATCCTGCTCGTGCCAGGCACGATGAAACAAGAAGACATCGATAAGATGAAGGCGCAGTGGAAAATTGACTTTGGTGGCAACAATCAGGGCGACATTGCCATGCTGACCGGCGGGATGTCGTATCTGCCGATGGGCATGATGACCGCAGAGCAATCGCGGGTGATTCAACTGCTGCACATGACCGACGAAGACATCGCGAAGTGTTTCCATATGCCACGGCATAAGGTCGGCATTGGACCGGATCCGACCTATACGAACATTCAGGCGAAAAATCAGGATTATCTGAACGATT